GCTTAACCTTCTTTGCCTCACTCGCCGCAAGCTCACGCTCTGCGATCTCAGCCTTTACACGCGCCTCTACCTCAGGAGAAGCCTTCGGCAACCCCGCCAGAAGCTCGTCCAGATTGCCAGCAGGCTTGGCGGCTTTGGCCTCCTGCCGCATAGCGCGTAACAATCGGGATATTTGGGTAAGGTTTGGCATGGTCAGATCGCGTAAGGATTACCCTTCTTGCGCCCGTAGTATTCAACTTCCCGATCTTCCTCAAGGCGTGGGTCAATGTCAAGGAAACCCGCATCCCTCAAGTACCGTAGTGCCTGCGTGCAACTGTCTACAAAGTCATCATGCGTAGACTCAGGGAAGCTGCAGATCTGGCTTACAAAGCCTTCAGCCCAGTCCCGCACGTAACCCTTCCTCGTGCTGCTCTCGGGTATCCACACCCGCTTGTGCGAGATGATGTTCGCCACAATCGACAGCCGCTGTATCTTGTCCGCCCGTCCGGGGTTGTACGCCCTCACCGGAAGATGCGCCCTCTGTAAGTCTTGGATCAGGGATATGCCAGCAGCCTTGTCTTCAATAAGTACAAGGTCAACCTTCTTGCCGCCGGAATAGTTTCCTCGCTCTTCATCCTCGGGGTCAGCCCCAAACGATACTTTGAACTCCTCAATAACCTTCGGACGGAGATCCGGGTACTGCAGGCGGTCTTGCCACGCATCGATGAGCATGACAGACATCGGGCCGTCCTGAGGCTTAAAGACGCCCCAAGTGGTGGCGGCGGTTGGATCATTGACAGTCTTTTCCGTGTACGCGCAGTCATAGCTCTGGATGATGTATTCGAACTTGGGGAACGGCTTGTTGACAGGCCACAGGCGGAAATGCTCCCGCTTGACCATGCCGCCCTCTTCGGGGTCGATCAGCTCAGCGTAGATCTCCTGCCGCCCGAGCTTGGTGCCTTCGTACTGCAGGATCTGCTTGCGGAAGTTGTCAGCGAGGTTGTCGAGGTTCTCGTAGGTCGAGGCGGTCACCAGCGCCACATCGTCGCCCTGCCGGTCTACCAGATCGAGGATCAGGTCTTTGGGCTTCGGGGTCGTCGTGCAGATCAGCCTGACCTTCTTACCCAGACGCAGGCCGAACTGCATCATGTCCCAAGCATCTTGCAGGTATTCCCAAGCCGCCAGCTCGTCGCACCAACCACCGTGGAACTGCGGGCCTCGGAAGCGCTCAGGCTCGGATGCAGGGATGCCCTTGATCAGACTGCCGTTGACCAGCGTCAGCTCGTGCAGGGCTTTGTTGTAGTCCTTGACCAGCACACTGGGGATCACAGACAGCAGGCCAGAGTCGCCCTCGAAGCAGGTCGAGCGGACATCGGAGCTAGTAGGGGCAGCGACCACCCAGCGGGTATTCGGGTTCTGCCACGCCCACCAGCCTAACTGCTCAGCTGCGGTTCGGGTCTTGCCAGCGCCACGGCCTGCCAGCAGCAGCCAGATGTCCCACCAGTCGCCAGAAGGGGTGATCTGATAGGTGTGAGCTTTTAACAGCCATCGAGTGCGCCATTCGAACGCCGCCCGATATTCAGGGGACAGCTTGGCATACTGCGCTCGGGTCGCAGGGTCTTTGAGGATCTCAACGACATCGTTCATCGTCTCAGCTTCAGGTAGATCGCCAGCAGCAGGCCAACGCACGCAGCCTCAGGCTTACCAGCCACCGCGAACAGCAGGGCCACAAACACGCTCAGGAACTCGGCGCACAGCAGGGCGATGTCTACCCCATCCCACAGGGCTTTCTCGTGCTGGCGCTGCGCTAAGGCGGCTTTGCGCTCGGCTATCCTGAGTTCGAGTTCGCTGATCACCACTGCCGCCTGCACCAGACTCGCTCGGCACCGCTGTAGTCCGGTCTGAATTCAGATGCCAAACACATCCGCTTTGGATGCGGCTCAAGCGTGATGACCGCAGCAGCCACAGAGATCATAGCCACCACGATCAGGTAGATAAGCCCAATGAACCACAGCGCCTTAATCATCACTGCCCCCGGATAACGTCAGCCACCGCCTGCTGGCCCAACTTCTCAGCGATCAAGGCACAAGCCTCGCGCTCAGCCATCACCGCTATGTCTTCAGCGAGGATTTGGGCGCCCTCTTGGTTAGCCTGCTTCCAAACAGGGAACCACCAGCGCCGGAAGGCCTCGTCTAGCACCTCGTTCAGCTCAGCCTTGTCTTTGTCGTTCATCTCAGCTCCCGCACCTTTTCAGGCTCGTCTTGCTTCTGATACTTGCTCTCGCTTTGGCGTAGCAGGCAGGCTTTGCAGATCCACCGCATCGTAGTCCCGCGCTTCTGTTTCTCACCGCCCTCTTCAGCTCTGGTGAACTGGCAGGATGTGCAGAATCTCATTTCTTCAGTTGCTTGGTCAGCTCGAAGTTAGCTAACAGGGTGTCGAATATCTCGGTATTGGTCTTCACCTCAAGCGGGCTATCAGCGTCACCAGCTAGTATCTGGCGGTCGCCATACACCTTCGGCAGGTACTTGGCAGCCAACCACTTGCGACCATCCATCCTCAAGCGCTTATGGGCAATACTGCCACTGTCGTATCGCTTGTTCCCCTGATCGTCGAACACTGGCAATGGCTCTTCATCGATGATCTCTGCTATCTCTGAAGCATAGGTATGGGCACCATCTGCCCTTGCTGTCTCGTAAAGCTGGCGAAACTCCTCGTCAACTCTTAACCATCTGTAAACATTTGTGAGCTCAGGCATATGCGCGTCTTTGGCTATCCTGCTCATTGGCTCACCCTTAGCTAAGCGGGCGCATATCTCTTCGACCAGCTCTGGTGTCTTCTTGCTGGGTCTGCCCATCTTACGTTTGGGCTTGTCTTCGCTATTGTGGACTTCTGTTGCCATTATCCAAACAGTCTCTTTAGGAATTCGGCTGCGGCTCCCGGGCCTAGCAGCACCATGATCATTACCATGTACAGCAGGTACTCGATCCTTTGCATACGGTCTGAACCCTTGTCGAGCTGCGTCGCTATATGCTTCGCACGCTCTTCGCAGACCGCCTCATGTACCGCAAATCGAGTCTCCAAGTCGTGATCCATGTTTCAACTCAGCAATTAATCGATGCCTTTTTGTTGCTCTGTGACAATAGGCAATTGTGGTAGCGCCTGATCCCTGATACTAGCAATCATCTGGGCTGACTGATTGAAGGGTAGGCTACTTAGCAAGGTTAATAGTACGTTAACCTCGTCAAGGTTGTAAAGCAGGCTGATCTTGATGTCCTTGTTGTCCATTATGCCCTCTTAGATGGGTGTCGGTACTCGCTGCGTCTGCCTGCAGTACCCACTGCGTCGTCGCACCAAGTCGCACGGCAGCATCCGCTTTCCCGACTGGTGTGGAGACCGGCCTGCTTCACAGGTTCCAGTCTGCGGGTCGGGGGTAATGACCAACCGATCTCCACGCCACTCAGGGCTCTACGCAAACGGCTGAGCTGCCGATCCTTGACGTCTCACTGTTTTGGGATTGCGCTTCCCCAATGAGACGCCAGTCTAAATCAGAAACTAAAGTCGTGATACTTCTCGCGGTCACCCAGATACAGGTTGCCGCTCGGCGCATTGTTCAGGCGACCAGTCTCAGGGTTACGAACCTGCTGAACCCACACGCCCTTTTTGTTCTTGCGGTAGATGCGCTTGTAGTTCTCAGGGTTCTGGGTGTATTCGTACACTTGGCTCTCGCTCATGCCGTTGCCGTCTACGCGCTTATAGTCGTCGTCCTGAACTACGATGTACCGGCCCTTCATGTTGACCTCAACCACGGTCGCTGGGCTGCGGTCAGTCCAGTAGCAGATCGTCGCTGGCATACCAACGTAAGGCTCCGCAGAGCGGCTGTTGGTCATGATGTGGTTAACTAAGCTGCCTGTTTGGGTTCCGAGTCTCATGATTTTCTCCTGTTTCGCATCCTGACCAATGTGTCAGTGGTGTAATTGTACATTAAACTTGAAGGGGGCGGTCAAACCCCTCTTGCAAATTATTTTGAATTGATTTTTGGGCGCTGAATAATTGTCTGTTTGACACCATCGCGTACACCGTGTACTTTGATGGTCGCGGTAAAGCGGTAGGTGCTGCCCTCGTCCACAGTGCTGAAAGCGGCGCTGTTGCCCTTATAGATGACGACGTTCTTGTCGGCGTCTTCCATGATGTAGATGTAAGTAAAGCCGTGGTAACCACCGAACTGCAAACCCTCAAGTTCGATGATCTTTTTGATAGTCAGCTCCAAATCCAATTTTTGACCGACCCGACCAATATGCTGGCGCGAGGCGTTAAGCTCCGCCTGCTTGTCAGCCCACTCTGCGCGACGGGCCGCACGGGCGTCGACGCCCTTTAAAACGGCTGCGGACTGGTTTGGGGTCAACTTCCCATAGGTGTCGAAAGCCTCGGCTAAGCTACCAATAAAATCATCAGAGTAACCAATGGCACCGCCGTAATCGTTGAAGCGGCGACCAGCCTCAAGCGCAGTCTCAATTTCATTGGCGCGATCCGTGTTCAAGCGCCAAGTCTTTTGCGCATTAGTGATAATGTTTCTCTTGATAGCGGCGCTGTAGGCGGCTTCGTTTTCGATAATCATGATTCGCTCCTGTTCGCATCCGGTCACTGCGACCGTGATTGAATTATCAGTTAAACGATTTCAGCGGTCAACAACTTTTTTCAAAGTTTTTGCTGTTTCACCTTTGCCAACACATTGTTGACTAGCTGGGCTAGATGGACAGCCTCGCCCACCCGCCCCTCAGAGCCTCTAAACGAGCCTAGAAACGCTTGAACGTCTTCAAGCACCCGAACCACATCTTCTTTTGGAAAATCGCTCATAGCGTCTCTATGCCCCCTTACCGTGCCTGTCCTCACCCTGCCCTACCTTGCCACGCCTGTCCGAACCGAGCCAGACCCCGCCAGACCTTTATTCTTGCGAAACGTCAAACTTAACAACATTGAATCGTCCGTAGGTCGGCCTGAAGTCGCCTATCCCAATCAGCCTGCCTGCCATGCTGAGGGTGTCCTGTAACCAGAACTCATCGATGTACTCAGGAGTCAGCACCATCAAGTCAAAGTCCAGCCTGTAGCCTGCCTTCATCGCCGGTCTAACGCGATTCACCCCTGCCCGTTGGATTACAACCCGGCGCTTGTCTTCGTAATCCCACTTCTCTTTGCCAAAACTCGCCAGATTCGTTAGGCTGACTACGCCTGCCTTCGTCAGATCCATCGCTGACTTTCGTGGGCTTCTTGGGTCTTGTTTGAACTTTGCCGCCCAGATCACAGCCTGCCTCAGATACTCGCCGGGGCAGCACAACTCACCCTCATCGTTACGCCAGACGTAAGACTCAATGTCATCTGTCTTCTTTGCTGCTGAATTTTTTGCTGCCTTTGCTTTTGTCTCTACTGCCTCACAATTCCATCGGTGAAACAGAAAGTCCGAACTACCTTGGATTGTTACATGCGCTGTGTACGGAAGACCGTACTCAATTGTGTCTCCACCACCATTTGATACTTCTGCTACGTTTTTTACCTTAGCCATTTTTTTCTCCCAAAAAGAGCCGTACCTCACCACGCCCCGCCTCGCCCCGCCATATCATGCCAGACCGTGCCGAGCCCATTTGATGCTTACGCATCGCTCAACAGACTGATTCAATCCGTTGAACGCTGCATAGCAGCTCCATACCTGACCTGACCGCGCCAGAGCATACCTGACCTCACCATAGCGAACCTTGGCTTACCGCACCAAACGATGCTTACGCATCGCATAGAGGGCTCTGTGAACCATCTATACGCTGCATAGCAGCTCCTCACCAAACCCCACCGTGCCATACCAGACCGCACCCTGCCAAACCACGCCCCAGCGAACCTTGCCCTACCAAGCCGCGCCGAACCACGCCTCACCCAGTCCAACCAGACCGCACCTACTGGAAGACCAACTGTTGCCAACCGGCCTCCCGCTAGATGCCCCATACCTGACCTTGCCCCACCAGACCTTGCCGTGCCGTGCCGGAACATGCCCGACCCCATCGGATAAACGACTGCTGCCAATCGTTTAGCCGCTGTTGCCAGCTCCTCACCAAACCGCACCGCTGCTTGCCTATCCACACCCGACCTAACCGCACCTGCAAACTAGATCGGAAGGATGACTGTTGCCAATCACCTATCCGCTGTAGTCAGCCCTCACCGCGCCGTACCGCGCCTCACCTAACCATGCCTCACCTAACACCGCCCCGCCAAACCTCGACTTGCAATTCTTGCTCGATATGCAGACGGGTCGAGCACTCCGTCCATATTCCGACAGCTCCGCGTATGAAAGAGACTGTCGCACTACTGCACTTAGTGAAGGAGCCTATTCACCCAACATGTCCAACAACAAAGCCAGTGCCTCCTCGGGCGTAGAACCGTACTGCGCATAATCCTCAATAGCTTTACCTTCGGGATACGCCATCCAGCGATAGGGAGGCGCGTCATAAGGGTTCTGGATGTTTGGGGTCACGATGTACATTATTCCTCCGCGTAACGGTCGTCGAACATAGCGTCCAGCCGAGCGGTCTCTTTAGCCTCGTAAGCCATCACGTTCTGCTTGAGCTGCCCAATGGACTGGCGCACTGCCTTGATGAGCTGCTCAGCACCATCTGCTGACAGGTTGATGTAGGAACTGCCGTTAGCGTGCATGACGCTCAGCCAAACCCGGTCTTCAACAGCCGACACATAGACCGACTGGAAACGCTGAGTGCCTTCGATTTTGATGGATTGCATGATTACCCCCTGATTAACGTGAAGTGACTTTGACGCTGAACACGGCGCTGGTCTTGGTGTAGCCAGCGAGCTGCTCTTCGGTGATACCAAGGTCAGCAGCCAGACGCTTCCAGTCGATGACGCTGCGGTTAGACTCGACCACCGTGGCTTTGAACAAAGAGCCCTCGAATACTTTGGAACCACCCGGCGCTGTAGCCGAGTCTTTGAGGTCGTCTTTGATTGCGGTAGCCTGCGCTTCCAGATCAGCGATCTGTGCCAGCAAGCCAGCTAGTGTGTCGATGGTGTTGATGTCGTTTTTCATGGTATTCGCTCCTGTCGCATCCGATCTCGTTTGACCGTGACTGAAGTATAATTCCCAATTAAACGACTTGGCAAGCACTTGTTTAATTTTTTCTTAAAAATCTTTTGTATTGGAATCCTCAAGGCTATAGCCATCCTCTATTAGCCTGCGGATTGTTTCATTTAAGGCATCAAGCTCGTCCATCTTCCTGATAGCCCAAGCCCTCTTCTGCCCGTGCCAGCCCATGAGAGAGCCTTGGTGGCAGTCGTAACACAAACTTATCGTGGTGTACTGCTGGCCCTGATTGATGTGGTGTGCTGAGCTGGGCGGTGGCGCGTTACAGACGCTACAGGGCAGGCTCTTCACCCGTGCTAGGTGCTTGCGCTCAGCCGCCGTCAGCTTGTTGTTCATAGTGTGACTTTGTACTCAATTCGGTTACTAGCCTCTTGGCTACGCCAAACTTCAACCCTAGCTTGAGCTGCGACCATCTCCCACCGCAGGCGCTCTTCCTGCTCCACGGCTTCCTTTAACCCGTTCAGCAGATCGACATACTCAGGATGACTGTACGCCTCGCGCTCCTGCGCGTTGACCGCGGTCTCCATCGACCGCTTCATCAAGATAGCCTTCAAACTTTTGCGGTACTCTTCCATATACACTCGGTCAGCCTTTGCCTTTGCGTAAAACTTTCCGTTGTCCCTGATGAAGTCCACCGCCTTATTCGGATCAATCTTCTTTTCCATGTTCGCTCTCCCGTTTCGCTACTTTGTTCAAAAGGTTCCTGATCTGCTGCTTCTCTACTTTATATTTTTTAGCCAGCGATCCTATCGACTCGCCAGCCATCCACGCCTTGTAGATTTCAGTGTCTGGTAGATGCATTCCTGACCCCTATCATCATGTCCGCCATATCAAAACACGCTTCAGCAATAAACTTCCGATGATGCTCACTCTCCAAATACTCTGGATCAATACCGCTCATGATCCCCTGCAAAGCAAACGCTGCAAACGCACAGCGTAGCTGGTCTTCGGTATCAAATAACTTCATCCCAATGTCCTCCGAGCATATTCAGCAATCAATAACGCTTCCGCTTTGCCGTGATCTTTTTTCAGCTTCAGTATCGCCTGCGGAAACATCAACCTTGCGGTTACCAGCGACTGCTCTTTATCTGATGTCAATTTCATTTCTTTCTTCCAAACCTGCGGGATAACGTAGACAACCCGATCACACAGTAATTCACACACAGCACCGATAGCACCATAGGCACGCATAAAGCGGCCCGTACTAGCGATCCCCTGTCGTGGCATCGTCCAAACCTGTTCCAAACAGATGGCATAGTCATCCCCCGGCACTGTCATGTCTAAGATCAATTGCTTCAACGCTCTGGCATCTATTCGGTCACCGTCGGCAGCAATATCATGGACAGCGACAAACCGTCCATTGTGATCAACGGCACCAATGGCACCTGATCGTAAGCCGGGGTCTACACCGATGTAGATCACTGACGCTGCGCCGGTATGCGACTCTTGATTGCCGCCACCGCATTCTTCAACGCAGTGCAGACCTCACCCTCTTCTTCTTCGTCCGCCAGTCGCTCGACTAGCTCAGCGCAGGCTTCACGCTCGATCAGGATAGCGGTCTTCGTGGTCTCAATCGCCACAGCCATGATCTCAGCTTTAGCTACCGCTAACGCCTCATCGAACTCTGCCTGCGTCCAGACTTGTACATGTCCAGAGTTAGCCAGAAAGTTTTTTTGAAAGTTACTTAGTTCAGTCATTTCCATTCTCCGTATTGACCTCTGTTGCCTTTATCCCACTGACTTTTAACCAAAGCCCTGAGCTGGTTATCATCATGGTTCTTTTCCCACATTCGCAAAAACTCATGAGCTTTATTCCTGTCTTCGATCCGCATTCGGATAACTTCACGGACGAGAGACTGATGCTGAAATTCTGATACATACTTCAAAAGTCACCCTTCAAAATGTTTACGCTTAATTGCAAACACAATACTGTGTACAGATTTTGTCATGTATTCATGCACCCGCTTCGCAAGTTCGTCTTCATCTAACTCAAGTTCTTTTAGCTCAGCAGGACACAACAGCACCCGATTGCAAACTTTACCCGGCACCCGATAGATAGTCCAACCATCTTCTCTGAGCTTGCGGTCACGCTTTGCGTCCTTCACAGGGTCATGCCACTTGGCACCGTCACACTCAATTGCCACCTTCAGGAACGGATTAGCAAAGTCCAGAAAATAGTTAAAGACCGGAACCTGCGGAAACATCGGTAGACCAACAGCACGAATCTCTGCCCACATCGATTCTTCAATCGGCGTAAAGATCGAAGCCCAGTCATAGATGTATGGGTCAACCTTGCTCGGATCTTCTTCCCACTGCTTCTGCAGGTCTGGCATGTGATCAGCGTAGGCTTTTCTGATTTCATTAAATTTCATGATGCACCTCAGTCAAAGCCACGAGAACGAACTGCTTCCCGTAATGCAGGTGGTTGCCATTTAAACGCTACATTCTCAAACCTAGTTTGATTTCCAATGTAAGTCAACGGCGTGACCCCCGGCTCACCTTGACGCTGCTTGACCGTGATGACTTCGCAGATACCTTTGTCTGGTGTATCAGGGTTATAAATCTCGTCGCGGTACAGCATCATGACCGTGGAGGCATCCTGCTCAATCGAGCCAGAAGATGACAGGTCGGACAGAATCGGGCGTTTGTTGTTGCGCTTCTCGCACTCACGATTGAGCTGAGCCAACAGCAAGACCACGCAGTCCAGCTCCTTCGCTAAAGCCAACAGGCCGCGGGTGTAGTCACCAATCTCATAGGCTTTGTTTTCTGCGGTGCTACCCGTGATGAACGAGAGCTGGTCGATCACCAACAGGTCAAGCCCAGACCGACGCTTGATGTATCTGGCCTTCGAACGAATGGCGGACAGGTTTAGCCCGGTGTCGTCATCGACCCACAGTTTCATCTGATCGGCTTTTGCGAATGCAGAAGTCAACCGTGTCCAGTTCTCTTCGTCGGCATCGTTAGGCTTACGTAGCCAAGAGATCGGCACCCTTGCCATCGCCGCCACGTTCCGGTCATTGATCTGCGAGACAGGCATTTCCATCGACAGGAACCCAACGCTGCCCCACTCAGCGACATTCCGGGCCAGCGCTAACCCGAAAGCTGTCTTGCCCATCGAAGGCCGCGCAGCCAGTACGTTCAACGTGCCACGCTCAAAGCCACCGTCCAGTCTTAGGTCAAGGTCAAGAAACCCAGTGCTTATCGGCTTGATCGACCCATCGACCCTCGCCTGCAGCAGCTCGACGTAGTTGGTCAGCGAGTCTGAGAGTATCTTCGGGTCTTTGCCGGTAGCACCCTGAGATAGCCGCTCCAGCTCTGTCTCCACCCAGTCCGAAATCTCAGGCACCGGCTTCACCGGAGTCTCGTCTATTGCCTCGCGGCAAATCGCGGTAAATTTTCGCTTTCTTGAGTATTCGATAACGATATTGGCGTGGGCGCGAATAGAGGCCGCTGAAGGCGTCGAAACAGCGAGTAGGTTCAGATACACCAACCCATCGTCAATCGCGTCTCCAAGGCCGTCGTAGGCCGTTATAACGTCACAAACTTTGCCAGCAGTCACCTGCTTGACGATCTCATCAAAGATTTTGCGGTGATCGGCGTGATAAAAGTCGTCAGTTGTCAGATCGGTAATTCTGTCCAGCGCTGAGTTTGAATTCAGCAGGCAACCAAGAATCGACTGCTCAGCCTGCATCGAAAACATCAAAGGCATGTCAACGGGTCTCATGCTGCCACCTTATGCAATTTTTTGGCCTGAATGCCTGTCGTCGATAAGGAATAACCCGTGTCGTCAGCAAACCAAAGTTTGTACCAATTGCCACGGACTGAGTTTCCAAAAGCTTTAGGCCAGTCAATGTACTTTTTAGAACCCGGCTCTAAATGGCGGTGTTTAAATTCAAGCCAATGCAATTTTAGAAACTCGTTTGGCAAGCCAATATTTTTTGCATACTCAAAAACAGGGTGGGCTTCAGCTATTGGCAACTTGTTTTCTTCTTTGCAACGACGAAGGTATTCTGCAAACGATATTGAGGAGCTACCCCCCTTGGGGGGTTTGGGGGGTTTTATATCTTGGGTTAATGGGTTAATGGGTAAATGGGTAGCATCGTTTTTAGGTTCTATGGCATTGCTGTGGTTATGCTGCGGCATTGCTGTAGCACTGCTCTGGCTATCCAGCAGCTCTCCAAAGGCATTGTGTAGATCAACATGCTCTTGATGCTGCTGTAGCATTGCTGCGGCTTTGCCCCAGCGTTTATTTGCCTTATCTCTTGCCTTTTGAGAGGCAGCATAAACCCTTGCTAACTCTTCATCGCAACGCTTATGTCGCCACGCATTGTTGTCAAGGTAAAAATAGTTTTGCAGGATCATGGCGACCCGATCTGACGCCGCACCAATCTTGAATGCCAGCTTTTCTGGCTCGTTTGGCAACGGAAATTCGGTGTCGTAATACATCCAGATGAGCCGGAGATACGCTAGGGTATCGGCATCTGACAAAGACGCAGTGTCGCGCTGAAAATCACCGATATGGTGGCTGTAATAATGCATAGTAACCCTCATCAAAGGTCGTCATCACTGTAATAGGTGGGTTCAGCAGGCCGGTGATGAATCGGCTTTTCAGGAGCTACCCTAGCTGTTCCCGATGATCATACTACCCAAAAATGTCTGGGCGCAAATTCTTTTTGGTGACCGCGCCCTTGGTATATTTGCTGATAGCCACCGCTAAAGCTGGGCTAGGACGCTTCTCACCTGTTAGCAATTGGCTAATCCAGTTCTTTGTAATGCCTAAAGCGCGTGCCATCTTAGACTTAGCACCGCGCGGCTGATCATAAAAATATTCTTGCAGGGTCATACGTCCTCCATTAATTCCAGATTAAACCACATCAACTTTTTTTATTCAAGTAGTTGTAACGAGGAATTAAATCATGTAGGATGCCTTTAGTTGACAGGAGGTTACACAAATGGAAAAACCTAAAGTTACACCTTACCGCACCAAGACTGGTATCGAGATCGGCAAGTTCTACACGCCACCATCAAACATGCAGTACAGCTATGACATGGAGCTGCTGCAAGAGTCTCTGCTGACGGATGACGTATCTCTGCGCCGCCGGAAGTTCCAGAACCTTGTATACGCTTGGGCGCTGGGTACGCTGGTTTTATTTTTAATCGTAGTCAAATGACAACGATGGTCGTCGGGCTGTTGTTTATAGGCGCAGGGGTTGGCGTCTTAGGACTAGCTTTGGCGATCATCATAGGAATACTTCTGGGGGATGAATGATGCGATGGCTACTAGCTTTATTGATCTGCACGAATGCTTACGCTGAAGAATGGTGGGAAACGCCAACAACGAAGGGCGGGAAGATCATCCTGACTACACAGAGCGCTGACTGGTGTCCCAAAGATACGCTTATTGCCTACATAGAAACCAGCAAGCAGGACTCAATCTATGGCTGCTGGACAGTCTCTAATGACCGGATTCACGTTAGATACAACGGTGGCTTTACGAAGGTCTATGACAAAGACGGCTGGGAGTATAAGAATGATAAGAGATGACATTATTGAAATGGCTGAAGAAGCCTGTGGTGAACCTGCATGGTCTGGCGGTGTTGAGTGGACTTGGGAAGAAGTTGAACGCTTTGCCAACCTAGTCGCAGCAGCGGAGCGCGAGGAGTGTGCGAAGGTGTGCATGGATATGTGGAATGATTGGATAAATGCGCCGCAGGGCAAGCAACGAGATATGCCAAACAATGCGCAAGATTGCGCCTTTGCTATCCGCGAGAGAGGTGCGCCATGAATGAAGGCGAATATCAACAGATGATGGAAGAGCGCCAGCAGATACTAGAGGCTGCATTTGATCGCGCTTACACAGGTTTTGCCACCGAAGAAGACTGGGCAGTTCTTCGATACGAATGTGGCTTGTCTGCCCTGATGCGAAAGGAAAGTCATGTTAATAGCGAAAGCCGAGTCCAATAGCTCAAGCTCATTCACTCCAGTACCGGCGGGGATGCATCTTGCACGGTGCTTTAGGATTGTCGATCTGGGTACTCAAAAGACTAGCTACATGGGGAAAGACAAGCTCAACCGGAAGATTCTGATTCAGTTTGAGATCCACTCTGAAGATGCTGATGGGAACCCTTTGTTGACCGATAAAGGGGAACCGCTGTCTATATCGAAGCGCTACACCTTATCTCTGAACGAGAAGGCCACACTGTCGATTGATCTGGAGTCTTGGAGAGGAGCTGCCTTTACTCAGTCTGAACGTAATGGGTTCAACCTTGAGAAGCTACTAGGTGTCTGGGCGATGCTGAACGTCACGAAGAGCCAAGGCAACGATGGGAAGGAGTACACCAACATCGAGACGATTAACCCTGTGCCGGCCCAGATCAAGAAAGTAGGCCTACCTGAAGCTCATAACGAGACGATGATCTTTAGTATTGAGAACAGCCCCCAACAGGTGTTTGAGAAGCTCTCTGAAGGTGTAAAGAAGACGATTCAAGGCAGTCCTGAGTGGCAGCAGAAGGGTAAGAAGGCTACTGCTCAAGGCTTCTATGATGACGATATTAGTGACATAAACGAACCGTTCTGAGGATGACATGGACTCCCACGCGCTTTTAGACTTTTTGATTAAAGAGTACGGACTGAAGAATGACGCAACGCTATCTAAGGCGCTGGGCATAAAGCCTCCCGCACTCAGCAAGATAAGGTCTCGGCGCATGGGAGTCAGCGGCGACATGAAGATCATCATCTACAAAAAGACAGGGATGTCGATTGAAGACATTGAAGAATTCTTAGAGAAAGATTTGCGATGGCTAGAACCTTCTACGAATCATCAAAAGACTTAGACGAGGAAAAATCTGTTGCAACTTTTCTCTCAAGCAAATGGAACCTAACCTTTTACAAACTAAAGCCCAGCTACAAAATTGATTGGATCATCTTCAAAAATGGGCAGGTAAGCACAGTCGCTGAGATCAAAAGGCGTCACGTTAATAGACTCACCTACGATACGCTGATGCTGTCCCTAGACAAGTGGATGACAGGCAAGGCGATGGCGGCTGAGATGAAAGTCCCATTCATGCTGCTGATTAAATGGGATGACGGGCTGTTTTGGTACAAGGCCGGGGTAAGCCCAGTGACTTATGGATTTGGCGGCAGGAAAGACCGTCAAGACCCGCAAGACATGGAACCCGTCGTGTTTATTCCCGTTAGACATTTCAAGGAAATTAAATGATTGCTACAGACGCAAGAGCTGCCGAAAGTACCCACTGGTACACCCGTACTGGTGACCCGATGTACACGGTTCCCTCGAAGAAGGATGGATCACAGCGACCCACGACTCTGAGAGACGCCCGAGAGCGCAACCTTGTTCCCTCGGTCACGACGATCCTAAACATCGCAGCCAAGCCGGGGCTGAACGTCTGGCTGCAGGAGCAGGCGATCTTAGCCGCCCTGACCCTACCGAGGTATGAGAACGAACTGGAGTCGGTCTGGTTGAAGCGGGTTGTACAGGATTCCAAGTCCCAAGCCAGAGAAGCAGCCGATCTGGGCACAGAGATACACACCGCCGTACAGGGCTTCTATGAGGGCAGGAAGGCGTCGGCGTTCCCGATCCATGTGCAGACCTGTACGAAGGCTATAGAAAGCCACTACGGGGCTAGAAACTGGGTTGCTGAGCGTGCATTCGCCCACGAAATGGGATTCGGAGGAAAGGTCGATCTTCACAGCGATGGAATAGTCATCGACATCAAGACGAAAGACTTCTCCGACCCTTCGAAAGTCGTGCCTTACGACGAGCATTTGATGCAACTAGCCGCCTATAGGGTGGGTCTAGGGATGCCTGAGGCACGCTGCGCAAACGTCTTCATCTCTCGCACTAACCCAGATCTAGCGGTGGTCACAGAGTGGGCAGAAGAAGACTTACAAAGAGGGTGGAAGATGTTCACCGCCCTATTATCCTTCTGGCAATACAAAAACCAATATGAGTGAATTATGCTAACTAGAGACGACATCATCCAAACCTTCTTCTACTGCGACAACAAAGATCCTGACGGCATCTACCCGCCCGATGTAGACATCATTGAGTTCGCTCATAAGATCGCAGCCGTAGCAGCAGATCGTGCCGCTAAGATCGAACACACACGTTGTGTAGAGATCGTGTCCCACATGAACAAAGAAGTAGCGAAGGGTTTAGGAACTCAGGCCCCTAAATAAAAAAACCCCCGGAGGGAGAATCCGGGGGAAAGGTCGCTTGCACGACCGCAGCAACTCACCTAAGAGGATTGCCTAAAGGATCATACTCAATTTCTTCGGGGGTTGTTGTTATGGGTGGCAATCCTTTTTTCTTGCGCTTCTCGTTCTCGCGCATCATCTTGTAGATGTAGTCAGCAGGCATAGCCGCCGCAGTCGCTAAAGCGCCACCAAGTCTCGGAACTGGATGCGGAGCCAACATAGCCGCTTGTCCTAAAGCAGAAATGCCGGATATGCCAGCACCACCAAAGTCGCCTTCTTGATAACGCTGTGCAGCCTCTGCCGCGTCTAAACCGGCACCGAGACCAGCCAATGTGCTTCCAAAAGGAATTTTGCCAGCGATTTTTGCTGTGGCTTCAGCAGCCTGTCGTAATCGAGCTTTATCAGCCAATTCTCTCAGCATTTGCTGTTCACGCGCCCAGCCCTCTATGTTTAAAAGACCTTTTTTAACTGCTTCGCCGCCATATAATCTTTGCACCTTTTCAGATACTTTGCCCCTTGCCTGAGCCTTCTCTCTTGCCTGCTTAAACTCATCAGAAACTTCCCGAACAGTGTAGCCCTCACCACGACCAAAGCCGGTTTTGCTTGAATACTTTTGCCCCGGAGAGCGCGTGTCAGCCGCCTCAGCAAGACGTCGAGCTTCTTCAGCAAGACGCTGCCGCCTTCCAGTTAAATAATTTACGCCGGTTTCAGCACTACCCGCTATGAAACCAGCTCCAGTGCCAACCAAAGCACCGGTCTTGGGATCAATCGGTGGGGGCTCTGGAACCTCTTCAGTCAAAGATTGAGGTACCTCTGAAGACACTTCCGGCAGAGATACTTCGGGAGCGGCCTCCGCTTTGATCATCTCGCCTTCAAGGGGATATAACTTCTCTAACTTGTCTACATACAGCAAAGTCTCTGGAGGCAGGTCGCTGAAGTCACCAGACTTGTAGAACTTGTTTCTTGCCGGAACGCTGGCGTTGTAACCCACCGCAGCCTTGATAGGATCGTTATGCTCATCCATCAACTGCTTTAATAACGTCACACCACCGCGGATGTTTTGATCTTCGTCTAGGGGATCAACATTCAAACCCTTGGCGGTCTCAGGCATTAGCTGCATCACCCCCAAAGCACCCGCGGGAGACTTGAGAATCTTTTTGCCGACAGCGTGCTGATACTTGCCGCCCGTCTCGATATTAGCGATAGCCAAAGCAAATTTAGGGTCTAAGCCCTGAGATGCCGCCTCTCGCTCAATCTTATCGACGATGCGTAGCTGGTCGTCATTCAGTTTCTCAATATCGATCATTGCAGACCCCGCGCCTTTTTAGCCGCATCAATACGCTCTCTCAAGCTACCAGCAGGTGCTGCCGGTGTAGATGTTGAGGCAGCTTTTGGCTCCGCTTTAGGCTCAGCTTTAGGCTCTTTCTGCCCGCCAAAATACTTGTTGTAGATGGCGTCAGTATTGCGATCAAGATTGTTGACAAGTTTTTTGTAGCCAGCGGACTCGGTAAACTCATCAATTGACTTGTTGGGGTTAGCCTTCTCCCACTGCAGAAGCTCGGTCTTAACCGCTTTATCAAACGCAGCACGTTGCAACAACGTCTCGGTCTGAGCCAGAGCAACCACCCTACGGTTAGCCACGCCACCAGAGACCTGACGAACGATTGCACGTTCACCCTCAGTAACAGCACCCTCACCCTTTAAATACAGACGGGTGAAGTTCAGCTCAATCTCTGAGTAGTTACGGCCTAACATCTGCAGAGCGTTAAGAATTTGCTCACGCTCTTTGGGATCCCCAGTAACTTTAGCTACAGCCTCACGAATAGCAGGAATGCCAACATTAAAGGGGCCAACCCGAACGCCGTCCGCAGTAACACCAGCAACCGCGCTAAACACATCAGGATTTTCTAAAAGGCCAAGCGCCTTGCTTTGAATTGGGTCAGAGGCAATCTTGAAGATCTGATTTGCAGGCTTCTCAATGACTGACGCAACCTTAGCGCTAGAAATGTAATCATCACGGGTCTTGACTTCCGACTTTGCCTGCTCTTGCGCTCTAATTTCACGACGCTTCTGCTCTGCGCCACGCTCTTCTTCAGTCTGGAATGGCTTTCCTTCACCCTTTTTAGGCTCACCACCAGCAGGTTTTCTGCGAAGGTTTGTATCAACCCACTCCTCACCTTTGCCTTCTGCAACAGCTTTGCGATAAGCCCTGAAGTCTTTTGGCAACATTCCAACAGTTCCGCCAACTTCAGGAATAAAGTATGGTTTTGTTTCAATCGCTTTAGCCAACTCAATATCTTCAGCCTCTTCACCCGGAGTCATTCGGCGCATTCCGCCGTCTTGTTTGACAAATGGGAAAAATAAGCCGTATTTGTTATAAATTCTTTTTGCTACATCGTATTGGTCTTGGTCAATGGCCTCAAGAACTCTATCGAAATCCTTAGGGCTCATCTCAGCTTCTACGCCGCCAACTTTTTGTGTTACGCGCTCTCTTCTTTCTACTTCTCTTTGTCTTAGCTTAAGCTCTTCTTGTTTGCGCTTGTCTTCAGCAAGCTCCCTTTTCATCTTTAAAACATTTGGAGCAAAGATTGCAAGGTACGCATCATCTTCATCTTCGATCTGCTGCGCCGGAGCTTGAGCTGCTGCAGGCGCAGCGGGAGGCGCAGCGGGAGGCGCAGCAATAGGCGCTTGCATTGGCGCTTCGCTTTGATCCACCCCAATTACATCAGCGGGTTCTGCCGGAGCTTCTACCGGAGCTGCAGGTGCCGGAGCTGCAGGTGCTGCCGGAGGGCGCTTGCGATTGAAATACTGCATAGCGAAGTTTTGCTCATCTTGCGCTATTTTCTGCGCTTGTTGCTTCTGGCTTAGCTCAAACTCCATCTTGGCAAACTCAGCGTTTTGCAGAGCCTGCTTCTGCATTTCATCTGCAGCAGCAGTCGCGGCATAGCCAAGAGACTCACCAGCCCCACCAGTCTTAGTAGGCGCGAACAAGGCACCCGCAACCCGCAGCCCTACAGGATCAAATGGCATGTTCCTGCGACTATCCAACGCCCTCATCAGCTTCTGCATCTGCGCTTCAGCTTCGAGCTTACGGTCTTGAACTGACTTGACGTATTGCTGAACCAGATTAGGCTGCTGTGGTGTCATTTCATCTGCCATGATTTACCCCACCATTGTTCCGTTAGCGTCGTACATATTGCCATCAACGTCTGTGTATGCCACATCAGGCGAGACCATGCCGCCATCTGCGTAGCCAGCAAGTTTTTTGACTCCAGTTGCCACATTCACTCCCTGCCCAATCTTTGACAGGGTGCTTTGATCTTCTGTCGTCGTACCATCGCCTTGACCACGATACGATGTTAGCAGAGCCAATAAGCCACCAATCTGCGACAGAGGGCTATTTGAGTAGCCTTGAGAGCCGACAGTCTGTTTAGTGGCAGTCGTTGGGATAGCGTAACCCTGCAGCAACTTGGCATACTGCTGAGCTTGCTGCATCGGCTGATCCAAAACTCGCTGACCCAGCGCCTGCTCTTGGGCTCCGAGAGTAGACAACGTCTGCAACCCTTGAGTGCCCATGCCCTGCTGGACTTGGCCTAACTGGCCTAAAGCCTGACCGGACTGCATCTGACGCTGTAGATCGGCTTGTGCAGCCCCTAGAGCGCCTCTGTAGCCTTCGGATAGGGCGGTGTACTGTCTACCTAATAGATCGGATTGCAGGTCTCTCAGGGTCTGTCCTGTGACCTGTGCAGCCCTCTGGCTTCCAAACTGACCTGTACCCGCAGCACCAGCACGGAGGTTAGGCAGGATGTTTTCCGTAATGCCCCGCTGCTGAAGACGCGCCATTTCATTGACGACGTTCTGCTGGTAGGGATTCATGTACTGGTTGACCAGAGCGGTCGCGGGAGTAGCACCTGCAGCCGTCAAATACTCTTGGCCTGTGCCTGCGCTACCAATCCCAGAAAACGCTACCTCGGGAGCCAGAGACAGCGCCTGAGCCTGTAGCGGGCTAAAGCCAGCCACGCCACCTTGCTGAATACCTGCCTGACCAAGGTTGGCAATATCCTGAAGGTAATTGGTATAGAACTCTGGACTAGAAGTTACGTCCGTCGATGTGCTTACTAACGCCGGATTGGGCGCACCTTGAAAAATATCAGCCACGGCTTGCTCCCTTCATCTTCTTCTGAGCTTCTGCTAAATATGCCAACGGACTCTTACTCGGTGGCGGTATTTTGTTTACAGGAGCCGACCGCTTGTGTTGTCTAATTTCCTCGCGGAACTTGTCTAGCATCTTAGAGCCTGCCTTAGTTGAACCGTTACCCAACTGAGCCACGGTATCTGCATCAAATACATATTCACCGTCTGCCAGCATCGCAGGGATGTCATCCGACTGACCATCTCCCGGCCCTGTAACAGCAGAGCCTGCGCGATAGTCCTTGCGTCCTTCAACGACAGGTGCGTTATCAGCATGGTGCGGCTCATGCAAACCACCATGCGCTAGACCGCCGTAAGCCATGCCGTTTTCCTTATTCAGGCTATTCAGGTAATCCATTGGATCAACATGCTGACCGTAAGTGTAGTACGCCGCACCGCCATCAGCCATAGGGGTAGGGGTAGGCCGAGCCAGAGGGTTCGTCATACCCTGAGTCGGCGTGAAGCTGGTCATCGGGGTCTGGCTTGACCGCAAAGCACCAATATTGATTGGGCTGCTGACCGACTGAGGAATCTCTGGGAGGGACGCATACTGACGATAAGGGGCGAACCTCGCTGGGCCTACCTGAGTTGTCCTCGGAGGGATCACACCGACCTTAGACATATCAATGCCTCGGTAAGTATTAGCCGCTTGAGATTTAGCCTGAGCATTCATCAGGTGAGTCATCAAGGCACCAATCAGCGCACCTCTGGCTGATGGAGCGTTGTAAATTTGCTCTAGGCCCAAAGTTAATTGATTTGCGCCGCCGTTTGCAAAGTGGGGAACCATACCGCCCTCTTTCATTAAAGGTGTTGCCATGCCACCGTCTCTGTAATAACTACTGCTGTCGTTGCCCACAGTAATGATGTTTCTAGTTGAGGGCGTGTAATAAGTTTCTGGAGTTTTTTGAACCGATGAACTTTGATTCCAGTCTATTGGCGTGCCTTTAATAATATTGCCAGCCGCATCAACTAGATTAGTAATCCCTTGAATCGCCCCTCCACCAGCAGGCGTTGGCAGCAAAGAACCAACCACCGCCCCTAACAAAGTACCCGTCATTGGGTCTACTGTCATATTGCTTTTTGGAATTACAGGCTGAGGTTCTGTTGTCTTCTGCTGACCAGAACCCGGAGAAGTAATGTTGTAAGGAGAAAAGCCCAGCATCGCAGGAGTCTCACCTATTTCAGTCGGACGCGCTTGTGGGAAAGCTAATCCACGGAAGTCACCAGTCGTACCTACTACCGCAGGCGGGGCTGTAGGCGCTTCACCATCGGGAGTCAAACCACCGGGCTTGGTAGGATCATAAGTTCCCAGACCCTCCTTATAAATATTTTTGATCGTTTTATCAGTCGGGATCTTTAAGAACGTAAACAGGTTGTTTTCCACATCCTCTTTGGTCATAAAGGTGCGGATCGGCTTACCAGTTAGAGGATCTTTCGTAAGATTGTCTTGAGTAAATGGGTATGGGAACCTCGCCCCCATTTGTTTTGCAACAACTTCTTGGCTTAAAGTCGATGGATTAATATCTTGACCGGTTTGTTCTCTTGCACGATCAACAATCTGTTGACGCGCAGCGCTTTCTTCCATCGCTAAAGCCGCATCAGCATTTTCACCAATCTGAACACCCAACGCATCTAAAACAACATTCGCTTTTGGCTCGGCTAACAGCGCATACAGTCTGTTGGCGTTAGGGTCTTGATTACCAGTAATCTCTCTAAACTTCTCTGGCGTAGATATGGCATCTAAAATTCTTGATGCATCTGCTTGAGTCAATGATCCCGACTGAGTCGCTAGATTTACCGCCTGACGTACACGATCCGGCTGTAATACGTCATTCCCAGCAAAAACCCTGTACTGCCCATCGTTCGTATAGCCACTGAACATAGGACGCTGAGTAATAGGGCTAACAAACTGAACATACTGACCTGCGGCAGTCTGGGAAACATTAGGCGTGTCTGCAGCCGCTCTAAGCCTTGGTTCAGAAAACAAATACGGATCGTCAACCGCATACATGCCACCAAACGTATCAGCCTCAAGGGCAGACATCGTGGCATTTAAAAATCCCTGTGGATTGTCTTGAAGGGTTTTTACATCAACGCCTTTAGCGCCAGCTTTAATGAAATCAGCCATTTGCACTGTGTTCATTAAATTCTTATCTTCCTGACCCATGTAAAATTGATAACCAGCCTGATCAGGTGGGCGACCAAAGGCTTTTACATATGCAGAAATGATGTTGTTAGTATCGTAATTAAAACCCTCTTTGGTGCGATCAACCTCTTCCGAAATTCTTTGCGGCGTTTTACCTTTAGCAAGTTCACCAACGTAGTAATCTAACGCCCCTTGCTCTGGCGCACGACCTAATTGCTCAGCAAAAATCCGACGAACCGTTTCTTCGCGGTTTGCTTGAGGATTTGCAGCGGCTTGAGTAACAGTAGCCGACTCTCTGGCAAGAGGCGAGGAAGCAGCGGGAGCTGCAGGCCCTGTGCTTGGACTAGAAGTTGCTACTGACAAAGCAGGCGTAGCCGATCTTGCCGACTCTAAAGCAGCAACTTCCCTTGCAATAGCCTGAGCTGCTGCCATTCTGTTGGCAGCGTCTGGCACACCAGCCCAATAATCGCTAGAGCCTCCACCGTTTGCAAAATGAGCTAAAGCACCGTATTTCATGTCATATCCCTCATAGCGCTCAATCCACCGACGAATGTACGTCTTGGAGTGGTCATTTCAGCCCATTTTTCAGGCGAAATCATTATATTGGTTTGTGGGAATAGGTCGGCAAGACTTAACTGTCTGCTTAACCCACCTTGAGGCTGTCGTTGTTGTTGAGGCTGCTGTCCATCAGACAAAATGTCAGACAGGCTGTCAGCTTTGTTTAAAACATCTTTGGCTTTATCAATAATAGAAGTGCCACCTGTAGGGGTGTTCGGTAGATACCAAGAAGGCGCTTGTAGGCCGACGGAGCCTTTGCCAATAGCATCTAATCCAGCACCTACTTTAGAACCAACCTTTGGCGCTAGTCCTTGCGTGACAGGAACTTTGATGTTGCCAACCCCACTAGCGAAGGATTCCGTCGCGCCGGGAACTTTTGACGGCAACATAGAGCCGGGGAATTTGAGACCACCGCCTGCAACTCCGGTGCTGCTACCACCACCGACCGGCATACCGGGGAAAGTTGCCTTAGAGAAAATGTCGGTAGGAACCGGAATGCCAGTGTATACAGGTGCTGCACCAACGCTACCGTAGCCACCACCAATAAAGCCACCACCAGTGCCTGTGGTTGTGGCTGCAGTGGCTCCCGCTCCCGCTCCAGCACCTCCCGCAGCTCCCGCAGTGCCTAAAACCTGACTCAGACCGTACGCACCTAACAGCAAACCACCGGTCGCCAGCAGGAACTTCATGAACGTATTCTCGTGCATGTCGTTGTAGTAGGTCTGGTAGTCACCAGCAACCTTGTCTACCTTCTGAGCCGTCGCCCTAGCGATGTCGTCAGGGTTAGCGCCCAGCTCAATCGCTCGGTTTGAGATGTCTTGGTACTTCTGACCGAGAGCCGCTAACTTATCTTTGTTGGCACCGGACGCCGTGACATCCGGATCGATGTTCTGTTCTAACCAGTTATTGACATAAACCCCAGTTGCAGCATCCTTTACGAACTCTCCGGGGTTTTGAGCATACGCATCGACCGCTGCTCTCGGCCCGTACCTCTCAACCATCTGCTGGGCTTTTTCTTCGTCCGTAAACGCAGCCGTTCCCGCCTTTGAGAACCACATGGCATAGGTCGGGAGGTCGTAAACGTCAGCCCCAGAGTGAACATCGTAATCAGCAACCGAGTCCGCAGGGTAATACTGACCCTCATTAAACGAAATCGGGTTCATTAGATTCAGACCCTCCATACCAGCACGATTGTCTTGGTATGGGTTTCTGAGCTGAGCTAACGAAGAGAAGTCATCAGGCAGCTCTATGCCCTTCTCAGCGGCATAGGCACGAGCCTCAGCCTCAAACTTCGAGTTGATGTACTCCTGAGCCTCGGGTGACCAGCCTACCTCTTCGATCCGCTTGGGATCCATCGCAAAGTCATAGTTGGTATCGACTAGCTTCTGCTCTCGACGGGACTTCTGCCCCATTTGATCTGGCCCTTTAGGGGGCTCAGCTTCAAACTGCGTTAAGTAGTTTCGGTACGCCTCTTCGTCTGGGAGCCGACCTAGATAGTTTTTAAAGACTCGGACAAGGTTAGCCTCGGGCAACTTCATCAAGTCGTTACGCAGTACCGATGGTGTGAAATCAAGGCGCTGAGATGGCTCCCTTGAGCCCATCGTCGTTGACGAATAATTGAAATAGTCGTCCATGCCCATGACGCGCTGTAACTCATCGTCACTTGGGCCACGACCTAAGACGTTCTGGTACTGCCGAGTAATCTGATCTTGCGGAGTTAGGCTCCTGTACTCATCCGAGTTTAGGATCGTATCGGCAAGCTGAGCGCGGCTTATTTCCTGACCAACGAGGTCTTCAATAGCGCCTTCATCTGGGTCTCTGCCCAGATAGTTTTGGTAGACGTAGTTAACGTCGGATTTTTTTAGCGCCATTATTTTGCCGGGAGATAAGGATCTACATTGATTGCGTTTACTAACGCAGCCGCCCAGTCTTGCCAGTTGTCATACACATAAGGGCCGGGGATCGCTTCGTTACTGAATACGTCAATTGCCTTAAGGGATGCAGCCCAAGTCTTCCAATCGCCATCAGGAATAGCTAACTGCTGCGTGGAATAAGCCTCACACATCAGCGAAGCCCACGACTCCCAAGTGTGGTAGCGAGGATCGTAGACGAGCGAAATGTCAGACATTAGAAGCCCCTAACGTCGCCGAAGTTAGCGCTGATCAAAACTCGTCCCATCTGGTAGTTACCACCAGAGACGTTGCTGCCAAACTTCAAACGGCCTAACCGGCGCTGCTCACGCATATCAATCTTGTTGGTATTTGGGTCAAACAAGTACGGGTCAGAGTAAACGTCTTGGCTCTGAGCATACGGTCTACCAACAACCTGAACATACATCCCGTTACTCTGAACGAAATCAGGCTCAATACGCTCAATGTGCAGCCACTTGTTCTCGCCTACACTACCGCTAGGGAACTGTGGAGACTGCGCAGGGCCACCAGCAACCCACCCTAAGTCTGAGGTCTCGAAGTAGCTCTCAATCGCTACAAAGCTCTCACCATCAACCGCATCCGTGCCAATCTCGTGCTGCCAAATGGTTGTCAGTCCGGGCATCGTTTGGAATTCAGCCGTCTCAGTCTGAGTCGCTGTAGCGTTAGCAGAGAGCGTCACCGTGATGTTTCCGGGCGTCATGCTGGGCGCTATAGCAATGACATACGCCCCAGAGGGAATGCTTGCCGAATCTACAACCTGATTCAGGGCGATCTGGTTAGTTGCAGCCATCTCTATGTCTGCGTTGCCATTCGTTGTGCTGATTGACGAAGAAAAGATCGGCTCTTCAGTCGTCAGATTAGTACCCGCATTAACAGGGAACTTAAAGACCTGAGAGAAGTAGCCAGCACTACGCGCAGCACCCGGAGAGAATCCACCGTCGTACCAAGTGTTCTCACGGACGTTGTAGATGATGCAGTTGTTGCACTCTTCTGAGTCCCCATGCGGGTAGAACCACCAGATCTCGCCAAACCGAGGAACTTTAGTCGCCCAGACTTTCTGTCTTTGAGCGTAGTTCAAGTTGTCAAAGAAATAGTTCTGATTCATTGAGTTGGGAATCTCTTTGACTACCCCGTTGTATAGGAGAAAGCGGTCAACCCCAGCCCAATAATAAATGCCGTCGTATTCAATAACAGACTGAGAAGAAAGGATAGAACTTTGATTTGAAATGGTGTCATAGCGCCAATAGGTAGAAGGAGCCCAGTTCTGAGTACCAGCCACACCTAAAGATTGCGGCGCATACGATACACGGATGAGCGAATCTAACGACCAAAACAAGCCGGATGGGGAGTTCGAACCACCTCGAACCGGCAACCCTTTCACAATCTTCGTAGAGGCCGCAGAAACCTCGTTAGACTCGGCGCTGTTCCAATCAAATGGATCACCCGCTGCAGAGTTCTTAATTAGCCCGTTATCGCCATATACAAACACATAGGGGTGCAGAACCACCACACCGCCTGAAACTTGAATCAGGTTACCCGTAGGCGCAGCACCATTAATGTCTTTGAGCGGAGTCACTACAGAACCAAGCACAGAGCCAGCAAAAACCGAAGTGTTAGCCGTGCTATCAATCTGAGCTAAGTTCAGACCCGGATGCGCTAAAAGCAACGTATTCTGAGACCCCGCAGAGTCATACATAGCATCGAACTGCCAGAGGTTTAGGTTATTCGCAGTAAAGACCGACTGAACGGTTGCCACAGGAACGGAGAAGCCAGAACCTGTACCGCCAATAGCCGAAGCTGGTGCGGTTAAAGAATCGCCAACCGAATAAGATGTGCCGCTTGTTGTAATAGTGACAGTCGTGACTACGTTACCAGCGACAACTATCGTTGCTTTAGCGCCAGTGCCAGTACCGCCAGTAAGACTAACATTTGTATAAGTATTGTTAGTGTATGCAGATCCACCAATGACCGTCCCTAAAGTAAGTACCGAGCCGCCAAACGTAAATGGCGTAAGACCTGCGCCGATACCGTTGTTATCAACAACAAAGGTCTCTAAGCCTGCCGAGTAACCGTTGAAAATACGGTTGAAGCCGTCTTCGGAGTTTACATAAATACCACGAGACAGCCCATGCGTCTCATTAGTCATCGACCGATAACCAGCTATCTTACGAGGACGCCCACGTTGAAACCTTACCCAGCGACCATCAACGTAGGTGTTTTTGTCGAAAAACGTACCGTCGCGCTGAATGCCGGGCTGAGTATCAAGTGTGAAAACCTTAGCGGTCATACAAACGTCCCGCCTGAAATGCCGCTAGGGGCTGTGATTCCATTAGCACTTACCGTCAGCTCATTGACACCCAGAATTGCAATGTTGAACTCACCGGAGGTTGCTCGGTAGATACCTGTGCTGACTTCATTAGCAAAGTTCAGAGACGGAGCCGCTACTGTGCCATCGTTCAGAGAGACGTTGGTCAAACCTACCGATACTGTAATTGCCGAAATGATGTTTACAGAATCGCAAATAAGAATAGAACTCTCACCCTGCGCTAACGTGACGTTGTTTCCACTACCAGTAGTAAAGGTCACATCGTAGTTACTAACGCCACCTACGGCCTCGTTGACCATGTAGTAGACCTGAACCGTTGGCGGCAAGGTCACCGTAGCGTTACCAGCTAGAGTCCCTGTGTACTTCTGAATGACGTTAGACGCCTCAGTTGTAGTGAGGGTAAACGCACCGCCTGCGGATACGTCTTTAGTCAACTGAGTGAAGTTGAACAGGGTGGACTTGCCTAAACCCACCGTGTAGAACGCAGAGCCAGAACAGACCACAATACAAGAGTCTGTAGGCTGCATGATGATCGACGACGATCCGTTGATCAGCGTGCCACCTTGAGCTGCTACCGTCAGAGCGCCAGTCCCAGAGTTTCTCAGCATCACAAACCAGTTGTTGCCAAGATTACTCACGGTATCCAGAGTCAGCGTACCAGCACCGCCAGTCCACACATACGTCTGTGCGCGGTAAACCGCAGTAGCCGTGGCGTCAGTGCTAAACGTCGTTACAGGGTGCGACTGATTTAGGGTCACACCAGTAGCTAATAGGCCATAACCAGCCAAAGTACCCGCATCTGCCGAAGAAGAGCCCACACCGAAGGCAATAACGCCCCATGTACCGGCTTCGTTAGCGTTTGTCGTGATGTAGATGTACTTCGTCTCACCCGCTGCCACAGAGATAATCGTGCCAGCGTTGTCGAACGTCTTGACCGTGAAGGTATTAGAACCGACGTTGCGAATCAGGGCATCGTTACCAACAGAAGTCTGGTTCGCAGGCGGCATGTACAGCGACAGACCCGAAGTCGTCGCCGTCACATTCATGATCCGAGCTGCGTAGTCATCCGTTGCGTTGCCGTTAATAGGCCACTGAAGTTGCGTATTCGCAGACAGCGTTACCGCACGGAAAGAAACATCCGTCGGCTGAATGACGGTTCCGGTAAAAGGACTGTTGTAGCTCATGATTAGCTATCCAATGCAACGGCTTGACGGTCACCCATACGCTGGAT